GTAGAGCATTTAGCGCCGCAGTGTGCTGCTGGGTCCTAGGGAATTGGACTAACAAGCAGGGCGGGTCAATTTCTTAAAAATAAGGGGCACCTCACATGGTTGTTTAAGAGTAGGCGCATCCTTTCGGCACTGCACACTCCCCCATCTAAAACCATATTGAAACACACTGTACTATCTAGATGGGTCAGTAGCTGTATCGGCCGATTATCTACTATCACCACCCTACGCTCCCTTGGGCCTTCGGGAATGGCTTACAATGTGCTTCAATATGAGAACAAAATGTTGTTCAAATATTGCTAGTTTTTAAAGAGCGTTGCTGATCTCTCAGCGTTGAGAACATTATACCAGAGGTCTGATTTAATGTCAACCATATTGAAGCACACTGACGCGGCTCTACACAGCAAACTAGGGGGCGCTCCTAGTCACCGTCCCTGCAACCGCTGAAACAGGTGGGACAATGTGCTTCAATATGGTGCCCCTGGACGGACTCGAACCGCCAACCTACTGATTACAAATCAGTTGCGCTACCAATTGCGCTACAGGGGCATTTCTCAACAACAAGATAATTATATATCAGTACAGTTTTATAGTCAACAGTTGTTTCTGTCAATCCCACAGGCAACGATAGTACTTCCCGAACAACCTTAGACCATTGTGGATTCGGTCTGCATGCACTCTCATTCCCTTATCATCATACTTAATTGTGTGAACCATATCAGCAATGGGCTTTGAATAGTCAACACCAGAGTGATCAAAGAACTGGCTCTCCCAGTCTGTGTTTAGTTGTTCGAATGCCCATATGATTTCGTTGAGAACCCAATCCCAACGGTCATGAATAATCTCATACTCATCGTGTTCATCCTCTGTGTAGAAAGGGAACAGGTATTGAGTGAACTCTTCATGGGTTGTAATCTTAAGATGATCAGGAACATCCTCTTGATCTACATTGGGAGATCCATGCTTTACATCGCGCAACTTGTACAGCATTGGCAGGATAATGTACGCAAGCGTCGAATCCATTGACCATACATCATAACCATCGATCCGCACCTTAATGTTACGTTTTCGAAGTTTGTGGATCTTATTGCACAGTTTATCAAGACCAGGAACTGAGGCTAAGCGATCGCCAAGTTTTTCAACTTCAGCGCTATCCGGATCTTTCCAAAACAGGACCTTTTCTGCAATCTGAAAAGGTCCAATATAGTTAATGTATGGGCCAATGTAGACTTTCATATCAATCCTTCTTGTCTTTACGATCGCGCACTTTCCACCCAATTACATACGCAACACCAAACGATACACAAAATGCGATCCAAAAGGACAAAATAACTTCAAGAGTCATTTCGTCTTCTCGATTGTAGTTACGAATGTTTCAATCTTCTTCTCGTCGGTCCATGACTTCAGATAATCATTGTCTTGATCGCATAGGGCAATCACTTCATCCCTACTAACTTCTCGCGAGCTAACAATAGTTTCACCAAGATGCTTTTGAGAGAACTCTTTTCCTTCTTCCATGCAGACAGTATCTTCAGCCCATGTAGTGGCGCTGCATGGATATTGGCGAGAATTGTGGTCAGCAGGAACTTCAATCACATACCTCATACGATATTGAGACAGAGTTTCAACAAGCACATACTTATTCATAGCTTTCTTCCTAATAGTCCAAGTTCCATCTTCATTATCAATCCACTCTAGAGTATCACCAACACTCCACCCACACTCCTCCATCAGCTCATCGCCTAAAGGAAGGATCAAGTCACCAGTATCTGGATCTGTTTCAAGCGTCACGATCATCATGGTCCTCCATTGTAAGGGTAGTCATGTAAAATCCACATCCTTTAAGGAACAGCTCGAGATTCTCAAACACTTCGGGGAGTGTTACACCTCGGAACGTCCTAGTACAAACATCTCCATTGATGTCAGTATACTTTAGCTCAAACACATGGCGTTTGTCAACATTATCTTCCATCATTCACTTCTCCATGCCCAATTAACACAGATCCAGTCCATCAAGCAGTCCTCGAAACAGTAGTTAGCATCAACATGATCTTGACCAAACTTATCACACATCTTCCCATACCAATATGGGTAATATTCCTTTCGGATTTCTTCCTCAGACATCGTTGTTATCTTATGTCCAATTGATGGGTCGTCGCCATCATAGTCATTGAAAGAGTAGTATCTCATGTGGTCCTATTGTGGTGGTATCGGTCTGAACAATGACACGATATACTTAAATGGGTGCGACAGCAATGCTACCGTCACTAGTGTGAAGAAACTAATGAACAGGAATGTCCATGCTAACATGAACATCTTGACTATCAAATCAATCAACCTATTGAGAAGATTGAACATAATTTTACTCAAGTCCAAAATGTTCTTTTAGTCGCCTTGGATACTCGCTAGCAGGAATTCTCTGATCAACAAAATCTTGAATCAACTGTGAGCATTTAGTAACAAGTGCAATTGACAACTCTCCGGCCACATCATAGTTCGTAGTCTGAAATCTCCACTTCTTACCTGCTGCTTCCCGAGCATTGAAATAGAACTCTTCAAAAATATTGTTCATGAAAACTCCCTGGAAGAGAAAGAGTATCCGTCCTCATCATCCCAATCATATTCAGGGTTGAACCAAGAATACTTGTCATTACGACCAGCATCATTATGCACCTGATTCTTGCGGCCAGTTGATGGATTGACATAGTTAGGAGATTTCCAGTTCTCAACAAGATCAACGAACGATTCATAATCCATACGTTCTCCATATTCGTTCATAATGATTTGGTCTTTCAGAAACTCTTTCCATCGTTTCCAAGAAGTAAGATGATCGTACTTGTATCCCTGGAAAGTAAAAGCCCACCCATAAGAATCTTTACCAATATGATACTCTTCATCATATCGATTGCAGCATTCACAAAAATTCTTAGCAACGTAGTAGTTTGTACCCATGACTATTTCCTCAATAACCGTGACTCATAAGATAATTGTACACTTCACTAGGATTTTTGTCAAATCTTTCTTTTGGTGTTTGCCCATCGAACGCTTTGTTAGGTCTATTCCACCAATCATCAGCAAGATCCTTACCGACTAAAGCAATGACCAGAGCCTCCGATCTTTGCCGGAGTACATTAGTAGCTTTAGGTCGTATGTAAACCTTCCACGCTTCCTTACATTGATCCTCTTCACTGAAGTACACTGGTTCCCAAGACTCGCCATAGAGTTTTTCCCAATCTAGTCCATTGGTTGTGCGGTAATAACTACCATCATCTGATTCCACTTGCCAAATTTTAAATACCACATCACTTACAAATTTCATGACTATTCAACCTCGACGTTTGTAAATCCTCTGTTCTTCTTTCCATACTCTTTGTAACTGTCAACTGATGAGCCATATCGCTTAAAGGCTTCTAGAGGATCTTCTCCATATGCTATTTCAACAGAGTGCCCCATAGTACCACCTTTCCAACTTCCTTTATTATAACCTGTTTCCTTGGAGAATTCAAGGTCTAGTGTATACTTGATTAGTGGCTTTCTGATATAGCCTAGCCACTTGAACCAACCAATTCCATGCCGCCACATTCTCTTGCTGATGTAGCAGGTGGCGATGATCTCTTCACCATCATAGTCGTTGAATCGAAACTTGATCTTGGGTACATCTTTTTTGATTTTATGATGTTCTTTCCAATCAGTTATGCCATTCTTATCGGCAAGGATAGTATATGATGACCACTCAGGTGTGAAGAACTCTTCATGTTGGAAAGTCATGTTCTTCCAAGGAATGGAAAACACTTTGGTGTGATCGGAGTTCTTCTTATCATTCGATGACCAACTGCCAGGTTGAATACCGTAGGACAGATGAATAGAATTTTCTGTTACAGAAATTCCATATTGGCGTTGGATATATTCCCAATAACCACCTGTAGGGCTTTTTGACCATTCATACTTGGATGTATCTACCCACTTCTTACGCGGCTTGAAGAATTCAGGAACACGAAACCACCAAGAGTGGCCAAAGAGTGCAAAGTGAAGATTGCAATAATTAGTCATCGAGTGACCACTTTCATAGTATTCGTGAGGGTTGGATACAGTGAGTGCGAATGTCCAAAAGTCACTCTTTGCATATTCTTTTAGTTTAATCATGAATCTTCTCTTATTCAACACCATTAGTGAACATTTGTTCTTCAAGTTGAGCAAGCAGTGTTCTTGCCCTTTGTGTATCTTCGTCATACAGCGCCACTCTCATTTCAATAATGAGAGGTCTAAACTCTCCAAACATTTCTTCAATCATTCCTCTCTTAACAGTCTGTAACATCTCCTGAAATGCATCATGCTGAGCAGTTTTTGAGATTTCATCTTCAAGCCACGCAACAGCCGTAAACCTGGCCTGAATTCTATACTCTTTTGCTAACTTATGAGGATAAAAAGAAGAGCCTACGTCAGACACTGATTTAGTTACCTCTAGGTACCTTAGCTTGTCGCGCATCGCTCGAACATTACCAGTGGTAGTTGCGGTGATTGCTTTTGCTAGCTTACTCATTATAGTACCTCATTTGGAAACTGTTCCGTTGGCAAGAACCGATACTTGGTTTCAGGAGTATATGGAAATTGGATAGGCTCCATAGACTCACGGCTTGTGAAATATGATTTGAATGGTTTGCCATCATCAATGTCAGGATTAGACACCCATTCCCAGAACACAACAGCATCTAGGTAATATGGATCACCGTTAAAGCGGTCTGATTGCTTAAAGACTGCACCACAACGGTTGTTTTGATATACTGATACATTGTTAGTACGATCATCATTGATATGATTCCATTCCCAATCCTCTCCTGTCAATGGTGTAAGGGGGTTGAACTTAGCCAATTTAGAGAATAGTTCAATCGCATATGGTGCAGAAGAACCGGAATGTCCTTCATCAGAAAATACTTCAAGAAGTTTCAAGACATGATTGCAAATAGCTTCCTGCATCTCATCAATGTATGAACCGTCATCTTTGATCCACCCTGCTGCACGAAATTCTCTTTGTGCGTGTGAAATTAAATTACTCATTCTTGAACTCCTAAATGTTTCATAACTAATTCTTTCACAGGTTGATATACTTCAAACCTTTCATCCTCAATCTTAGCAAACACTTCTCTGACAATCAACTCGGCGAACTTTTCCAACTCTGCTTGACTAAATTTCCAAGGATGTTCAAGTGGTTCTGCAATACAAGATAACCCACCACCAGCCCGTAGAGCAAGTTCACGAATTCGTTCGTTCATCGCGGGTCCATCCCACCATCGCTGACGATATCACTATATTTGCCGCCAGCACCTTGTTTAATTTTCTTCTTTAATTGATTAAGTTCTGCTTTCAGTCTACGGTTCTCTGAATCGGCCCAGCCTGCTCGTTCCTGCATATCACGCATCTGCTTGTCAAAATCACGATCACTGGGGGTAAGTGGTTCTTCTGGAGTCAGAATGAATTTACCTGCATCCCAATCAAATCCCTTTTGAACAGATTTTACCCCAACAGAAGGTCGCGCTCCAACTGTACTGTATGGTAGTTTAATCTGAATCACCACATCTGGGTCATCGCGTTCATATTCAAGAGCCCTATCCACAAATCGTTTTAGTTCACTCAGTTTCATCTTCAATCCATTCATGTCTATGTTGCTTCCAACAAAGCATAGCCTTTTTCAATTGATCCATTTGTTCAAGTCGGATGTGGTCCATAATTCCCCACTCCTCTTTGCGCTCTGACATTCTCCACAAATCATCATGATGATCTTGTAGGGCTTTGATTACAACATCAAACTTCTCTTCACTCATTATATTAGATTCCCAGGGACCTTTTCAGAACCATTTCAACGTATTCATTTAACGTAACATCAGCTTCGTGTGCGAGCTTGAACAACAACATCATTTCCTTTTCCTCTAGCTCCAAAGGAATCTTCACTCTTGTATCATACTCGATTCCTGATTTAATGGCAACAGCCTTTTCGATCCAATCTTCAGGAAGATCCAAATCGATAAACTTAACCCCATCCCAGGCTTCCAGTTCTTTGGGCTTATCGACAAACTCGGGATTGATCAATCGATATGATCGGTTGTTCTTATAATCGTGTGCTGCTACTTCATATACAAGATGTTCTTCGTCGGTAGATTTACCCATCTGGAACACAATCTCCAACGCGTATCCATCGTGGCAGCCATTCCAAGAACTAAAAGAATAAGCATCAGGGTAGTTTGAATTGAAGTAGTTGCTACCTTCAGTGATCATATACCCTGCAACTTCCATCCATTGTTTTAATGTAATCATTTCATGCTCCTGATTGCTGCTGCAACAATATTGGGGTTAGTAGTGTCGAATGTCTCGACCAACTGAGCGCACTGCTCACGCTCGGCAGTAGTGACAAGGGCGGCGAACCGTTGCAGATACGGAGTGATCTCCCACTCGGCTACCCAGATCATCCTTCGGTTCGTCTTGAACCCGGCTTGCTCAGCCATGCGGATGATATCATCCAGATTCATTTGACTGCTTGTTGATTGTTCACGTTTATCCAGCGCGTCTGCGGCTTCCAACAACAGTTCCACAAGCCGATCCGGTTTGTTCTCTTGAACACTTTTGCGTGTTGATATTTGCAAACGAATCTCAGCGCGCTTACGCAAGCGAAAAACCAAATCTTGATTCATTACGAAATCTCTTTCACCACTTCATTCATATACCCACGAAGCCATTGTTCTGCTCCTTCAACCGTACAATGAGTATTACAGAATCCACATGAGATCCAAAACGGCCAGTACCAAGTCCTCTTTTGAACTTCGTAACCACAATACTGATCTCGAACAATACGATATCTTGTTTTCATCGACTTCTCCTACAAAGGTCTTTTTGATGTTCCGTAGCATCAGGTCTGATCTCTATATCAGCGCATGAGTTCTTTTGCGGGCTGTATGAAATTGAACTGACAATAAGTGTCACTACAATTACGACCGCTGATACCAGCATTACTACTTTATCCATCGTAGTCATGGCCTATCCCAAAATGAGTTAATCTTCTGTTCTGCATCCTCTACACCAAACTTCTTACAGAAAGCCATCAACAGTTTGTCCTCATAATCCTGTCCATATATTGAATTATGAATAGCTAGATATCCTGCATCTTGGGCTGGTGCATAAGCCTCAGGCCCAAACCCAAACACCTGGTAAAGTACATACCGATAAGATCCCTTCTGCTTGATCTCCCCGTCAAAGATTCGACGAGCAACAGCACAGAATGCTTTTAGTTGGTCTTCTTTTGAAAGTGAGGTCCAAAACAACTCCTGATCTGCTTCAATCTCTTTCATCGCTTTGGTGAAGGCGTCACCAACTTCATTTAGGACAGAATGTAAGTTGTCGTTCATAATTATCCTAAAGGATCCCAATAGTAGTTTGTTTGATCACTTTGCAGGTCTGCCTCAAATGCCGACCTTAGCCATTCAACTAGAACTTCAGGCTTCTTCCTCGCGAAGACATCGATGTCTTCATAGAATCGTTCAGCTTTGATGCAGAACCCTTCAGGTTCATAAAACCAATCTTCAAATTTCACGTTCTTCCTCCCAATACCTACAATAGAAGTAATCTCCCATGTCGGTAATCATCTTACGAGGATATCCCTCTGACACCAACCAATCGTGGAATTCTTCTCTGGAAAGAATATCTCTTGGTTGAGGTTTTGGAAACCCATACTTCCAGCCCGAAGGTGGATCACACATCACCACTTTCTTTTTCTTTTTCATTTTAAATTGCTTTCTTGAAATAGTTGAAGTTCAAGCCATTAATCCAACAAAGGTGCTCAAGGTCCAGTGCATTATCTGCGTCCATGATCCATCGAATAGCTGTATCGCGATCTCCAGCACCAGCCACGATCGTATCTTCCACTCGTTTCTCAAACGTCTCAGCAGCTTCAGCTTCCCTCATGCGGTCGAGCTCAATTGAGCGCTCCATTACAACAATAAGACGGTCCCATTCTCGCTGCCGCTCATCATCGGAATAAGAATTCCAGCGTTCCCAAAACATAGAGCTGGGACGCATGCCAAATGCGTCTTTGTGCAGATCGCTAACAATGTTGTTGTCGAAAGTATAGGCCATTTCATTAATCATCTCATTCATCATACCAATATTATATGATAAAACGGAATTAATGTCAACCCTGTATTTTACCGGGTGGATTCGCGGGCCATCCTACGGTAATCGGCGTTGGATGGGTGGACACCATCACCTGCTACACTTGTTTGAGATCGCATGATGATGGTGTCGCCGAACTCGCTTGCTACCATATCGATTGCTTTCTGTGCTTGTGGTCTCCTCCACATCCCAGCTCCAATCCAAAACACTTGTTTGGCTTGGATTGCATGTCTCATCTTTCGTAGTTCATCTTCTGTCTTAATCCGCCCATGATCATTAGAACCTAGGCTGATGATCACAGTATCGTATATAGCGGAGGCAGCTTGAATCATGTAGCGCTCATTCCAATCCTTGCTCGTAATGCCAACTTTAACATACCGTACACATTCTTTACGGTGAGCTGCAATACCAGCTGCTGTACTGTCACCAAGGATCATGCAGTAATCCACGGAATGTCCTCTTTAGTGACTACAGTCTCTCTCCCATCATATTCTCTAATCCAGAAATCAACTCCCTGAGGAATCCATGTGACTCCAAGGTAAGGCACTGCAAGCACGCATGATGAATTCTGGCCATCGTACACATACTCCACATACGACATCAGTTCTTCAAAATTACGATCCTCAATCAGCTCAACGATCTTAGGATCGAAAAGCATCTCTTCATTGCCCCACCATGAGAACCACCCTGCGCCATGTGCAATTGTATGCACTACAGCGACTTTACCATCACGGATCAGTTTTTTCATTTTGCTTTTCAAATCCAAGGAAAAGGATACCATACTGAAGATAGAGCCATTTGATGAATTCTTCCACTTCTTGAGATTGTGGTTGGTAAACAGAATAAGCCACGCGAACTTTGTTCAGCCACTCTTTATCGTTTCCGCTCATCTCTCCTCCTACAAATTGGTTTGGTGGGCCCACTTGGGTTCGAACCAAGGACCAATGGATTATGAGTCCACTGCTCTAACCGTCTGAGCTATAGGCCCGATGGTACCTGAGACCGGAATCGAACCGGTACGCCTTGCGGCTGCGGATTTTAAGTCCGCTACGTCTACCTATTCCGTCACTCAGGCATTACTAGTATTGTACTGATGTACAATTTTAAAGTCAACTATTTACAAAGTAAAATTGTTGGTAGTGATCTACCTTTGTATCTATCAAGTGATGTACTCTTGGGGTTCCTGTCCAGACCCAGTCTTCAAAAGAGTACCGGTAATCAGGGCCACCAGGATAAAATCGCGGTCTTCCTGTTTGGTACACTTGTGACTGTAAGGGTTCAGGAAGTCTACGAATGTATTCAGACTTAGACCACCAAAAATTCCCACTAACCATATGGTCCTTGCATACTGCATCTCTTACCCCAACAAGATCGATGTCCTGTCGTTGAATAGCTCTCACTGCCGTAGTCCACTGGCCAATGCAGTAATGGTTAAGGACATCCCTCCAACTAGTCACTTGGGGTTGATTGCTTGCTGCCCCTTTACTATGGAAGTAGAGTACAATGGAATCATTATCAATGCAGTGACGATACAACCTTTCGATAGTCTGTCCTTCATATATGTTGATATGGTGTCCTGTATCTCTTATATCTAAGATTTTAACAAACGGATACTTAGTTGAGACATAGTAGTTGAATGTTTGGTACAATGGCTCATTAGTAACCGAATGGCACCAATGCATTGGCATTGTTGCGCATAGATTGACATTTGCAATCTTATGTAAAGAACTATCACGTATCAACGACAATTGTTGGTCAACATACCAAGTCCATCTCATAGATCCTTGATGATCTGGAGGAATATAGACATGATAGAATACTTCTATGTTCATTGCTGTTTGAAAGTATTAACACCAGCTCGGCCAAGAAAATACAATCCTTGATCAGTCTTGTAAGTGTCTCGCCAGTATAGATTAGTGATACCAGCTCCATGAATCATCTTTGCACATTCAATACATGGGGCATGGGTGCAAAACATAGTGGCATTCTTACCAGACTCACCATCGCGTGCTAGCTTTAGGATTGCATTTGCTTCAGCATGAATGACTTCTGGTTTGGTGACTGTTGTTGGCGGAAGTTCGCCTGTGTCAATTACTACTTCGCATTCATTACTCCATCCAGCAGGAGTGCCGTTGTATCCAATCGAAATGATTCGATGGTCTTTCACAACAACAGCTCCTACTTTCAAACGTGTAGCTGTTGAGAGTTGTGCAAACCTCTCAGCCACATCCATGTATGCACTAATCCACTTTGGTTTCATATTTTAGCTATCCACTCTACAAGTCGGTCAAATAGAGTAGGTTTAGGAGGAATGTTTACAGGACCACTTGGGGGCTCGCCGACTTGCGAGGTCTTCCCCTGGGCCTTACGGATTTTTTTGTTGCTACTTCCTCCTTCTTAACTTCTTGAGGAGGTAGCTGTGGGATGAATCCAGCTGCAGCTACTGCTTCACGAGTGATGTTTGGGTATAGATTAGTAAGAGTTTGATCTTTGACGGCAATCAAGATTTTAGCTTCTTCTAGATGAACTGACTCCAGCATCTGAATAAACAACTGCTCGCGTTTAGTGTTGGATAGATCTTTGCGAGTGAACAAATAGAACCTACGAATCTCTTGAATGAACCGTGCTGGCGTCATTCCAATAGGTTCAGGACTCGGTTTGTATGGGGGCTCGCCATCTGGTAGTAGAAACTTACCCTGCGCGGTGAAGGCATGCATAAACAGCACACCAAGAGGACCACCATTACCTACTTTACGATACGTGGTTTGGAATAGCGACGGATCCTTGTTAAGGTCGCGAAGTACTTCCGTAATATACTGTGCCATATTAAAACTCCTCAATGCTGTCAAGCAGTAGACGACAGCGATGCTTGATGAAATAATTATATATGCTCATCTTACTGCCTTTTGGCTTCTGTGTCAAAAACGATTCGAGAATCGATAGTTCAATGTCAGGTGGAATCATATCGAGATTAATTAGTTGATTATTCCTGTCCCAATTACGACGCTGCTCGTCATTCTCACATGCATCGCGGCCAAGAGTAATGAATCTTTCCAGCTTGGCTGATGTCATCTTATTCTGGCGAGTACCTTCTGTAACAAACACGTCATCAGGAGATAGTACATTAGGAATACCATCATCTCCAGCCTTTGCAATATGTTCGGCAAGATAGGTCTTGGGATTAGGGCAATGAACTGCTTTCTTCTGGATAGGGCTCCATTGACTGACGTTATCATACTTATGGAGTTGCTTGAAGTCACCATCAGACGATACGATCATCACAGGCTGTTTCTCTTCAAACATACCACGATCAACCATACCACCGGTCTGAGTCCACTTACATAGAGTTCCAATAATATCATCAGCCTCTGCTGTATCGATATGAATCACTTTGTACGGGAAGTGCTCTACTAGATCATCCCGAATGCTTGAGATCGTATCGAAAATCAACTTCCAGTCGAGGTCGGATTTCTCACGTGTCTTCGATCGCCCAGCCTTGTAGTATGGAAACAACTGTTTCCTCCAATACTTCTTTCCATCGCAGGCTAGAACCATCTCGCCATACTTGTCGCTATACTTGGTTTTGTAATACTTCAATCCAGTTAGGATAGCATGACGGATAATGTTCACTGCTTCCGCTTTGTTCTCAGAGGTCTTCTTGAGATCAGATTGGAATGCAAAGATATTCGCGATAGCCACTTGGCTGTAGTCAATAATAATCATATCGAACCTTTATTAGTTTGCTGCCAGAAGGATCATGTCCTCGTTGATTCGAGCTCGAGGGCTAGAAGCCTTAGCCTTGACAGCTTTCCAAGCATTAGCCATAGCACGCTTACCTGTAGATGCAAGTCCCTTAAAGAACTTCTCCGGATCACGAAGAGTCTTAACAGACGACTTCTCGACATCGTAATTTGTGACTGACATCCCACTGACGCCAAGATAACCATTATCGGCACCATAGTATACAATCAACTTACGATTAGCTGTATTGTACACCCACAGCTCGGATGCCCCAATGATCTTATCAGCAGTAATTGACTTCAATTTCAACTCAGGAAACTCTTTCATGTAAACCATATTCTTAGCAACTACTGAAGCAGGTTTAGCTTTGCGAGCGCGCGGCTTGCGTTGAGCTTTAGCAGATACAGCTTGCTGGTTACAATCAGCAACAATCTGTCGCATGAATTCAGCATACGCTTTCAATCCACGCTTAGTATATTGGCCGTACCCTTCTTTCAGTTGAACGTCTTTACCAGCAATCGCTTCATCGAGCTCAGCAAGAACTCCTTCAAACATCGCACCAATCTTCTTGGCAACGACACCGGACACCTGCTTAGATAGCAGGAACGACTTCATAGAGAACTCGGTTCCGTTAATTAAGTAATCGTCAATCGCTCCTTCAACTTCACCCGCTGCAACTCGAGCAGACTCGTTAATACGATCTTGGACAGAGATCGTCTGTCCAGTTGATTGAATCGTAACGGCAGCAGGTTTTGGCCTTGCATACTTAACTTGAAGTTTCTCGATAGAGACGAGAAGAGATTCAAGAGTATTCAGATCGACGTATTGGTCTCGCATCACGAGACGGCCAATCACACCAATCGGTCGAATATCCGAGAATGAAGCCTTGCTAAGGAGATAGGTTGTGTCTTTAACCTTAGCAACCTTAGTCATATACTTCTCTGCTGAAGAACGATAATCCTTTTCTTCCCAGTTAGCATTATACCAATTCAATGCTTTGATTAGGTCAGCCTTGAAAGACTCTTTGGTGGTGATCGGCTCGATGCCACGAATGATAGCCATCGAAGTCTCGATGGACTGCTTGCGACGTTTAGTTACAGCCATAATGGTTCTCCATTCAACAAGACATCATTATAGTCTGCTTGCGAATTAATGTCAACAGCCAAAAACAACCGGGTTATTGCGCTTCGTTTTTGATGTTGACAACCATTTCGTAGAGCTGTTCGAACTCATCTTGAATGGCAACCTCTTCACTAAAGCTCTGTTTGTGGTAGACACGGATCATCTTGTTTACTTGCTTCTTTGGAATCTGATATGTATCAGAGATATCCTTGGCAATATCTTTAATCAGGTCACGCTCGGCACCAATCCGAGTCATTGAGTTGGATGCTTCTTGAAGAGCATCGCGAATTTTCTTTCGATCATATGTAGAACTAATAGTCATAATCACCTCTCAATTATAAGATAAAACTTCTGTCACAGATTCCCACTTAAAGCTTCGCCACTCCCCTTTATCGAGATCGAATACTCGTTGCGTGGTTTCAGAAGAGCTGCTACCTGAACCTTTCGGCCGTTTGTCGACGGGGATGAGAGATTCTGCGAGGGTGCAGCGCATAGTTCGCGTTGTACCATCGGATTTTTCAAAAGTAATGCGCAGATCTTGTTTTGATTCGTCATGCAGTAGGCCCTTTACCTTTTGTTTAGTTTCTTCGTCAATGAACATCACGTTTCTCCATAACTAAAGCACTATATTATCTCATTATGTACTTAACGTCAACTTTATTTCCAGTACTTACTTTCTGGGTTGAATACTGGATGTTCTGTCGCTCCGATCGCTGTAGCAACATCATCTGACATCTTCACGTTTGTTTGTATAGTGATTGACTTGTGGTTGGTAGGGACCTCTTCTTTAGGCTCAGGTGCGATTACATCAGGTACAGGTTCCACTAACGGCTCGGGATCAGGTACTGGAGGTTGGACTGCTGGTATATCTACAGGTTTGCGAGTATGTAGTAGAGACCAATTCGCTGCAATTAGCATGATCACAGCTAAGGGATCGAACACCGACACAATGAGGATGATTACCCACCGTACAGACTTCTCGAGAAGATTCTGGTCAATGGAGTCGCCGTAGATCAGAGATGCGATGTACTTTATAGGCCCAACTTCTGCCTCGACTTTTCGGATCTCGGCGGCTTTGGGCGATCGCTCTTCTCTAAGTCGCCCAATCTCTTTAGAGCTCTCTGCAATCTGGTTACTGAGGGCAGATCGCTCCTTAGCTTGTTGACGCCTGATTGTAATTGATCGGTCGACTGCTCTTGTGTCCGTGTCCTTACTCGATCTCGTAATAGTCTCATTAACTTGAGCATCCAATTGTGTAAGAGATTTACGAGCTTCATTTATCTTTTCCTGTTCTGTTTTTATCTTCTCGTCAATTAGATCTACCTGAGCTTGTATATCGGCTGTTGGAACGCCTTGATCAAGATGAGCCTTTGACAGATATCCAAAGATTCCCATCGAAGTAAGAAACATCAGAATGATAAGAGCCAGTGTCAGATAGCTCTTCATAAGAATTGGAATTTCCTTCCAATTCCTGTACAACCATGAAGCAACAATTAACTTAGATGCCTCTAGTGCAGATCCCATCACTGCAATAGAAATAGGGGCTGATGCAAAGATAGCCATCAACCCAACAATGGAGTAAAACGCTGCAATCCCTGATAGTGCTAGGGCATTTGCAAATAGCAGGAAGATCATAGCTTTATGTGACTCTTGTTGACCCTACAATTTATGATACCATTGTAATACAGATCAGGTCGTTCTAAGACACGACGATCGAACTGTTCACGAGCTTCAAGATAGTTGGCTGTACCCTTGTTGATGCATAGGTGGAGAATCTCACGAGTGAAGTTCTCCTTACCCAACCTTTCA